AGAGATATCTATAAAATTATCAAGGAGAAGAAGATGGCATTTCAGCTTTCACCTGGCGTTGTAGTTACCGAAGAAGATAGAACAACTGTTGTTCCCTCGGTTGCAACTACTGCGGGAGCATTTTCGGGCGCATTTCAATGGGGACCTGTTGAGCAAGTAGTAACTGTAGATTCTGAAGGAAAACTTGTAGAACAATTTGGTGTCCCAAATGATACAACTGCAGGATACTTCTTTACCGCAGCAAATTTCTTATCGTATGGAAACAATTTACAAATAACTAGAGTTGTTGATAAATCTTTAGCGCAAAATGCGGTATCGGTGCCAAATGGTACTGTTTCTGCTATCAATATTACATCAAGTGATCGTGGATTTTCTGATGTTAATAGCATCACGCTAACAATTAGTGCACCTACATCGCCATTTGGTGGTACGACAGCAACAGCAACGCCAATATTGTATTCGACGGGCAATGTTTTTGGGACGGGCATTTCTACTGCAGGCTTTGGTTATTCTGTTGCACCTACATTAGTTGTCAACGGAGACGGAGCTGGCGCTATATTAACTGCTTTATTAGGGGCAGGTCAAATCGGAGCAATTAATTTAATTAACTCTGGTAATAATTATACGACTTTATCCAATGTCGTAATACAGAATCAAGGTTCTACTAGTGCATCTGCTAATTTAGATGTACACTTTAAATTAAAAGATATTCAAATATCTACAGCCGGTACAAATTACGGGGATGCGAATATTGTTGTATCTGGTGGTACACTTGTACCTGGTGGACAACATGCAACAATTGTTCCTGTAATAACAGGAAACGTAGTGTCGGGTTATACAATTACTAGCAGCGGCAATGGTTATTTAACTGCGCCAACTATAACAGTAAATAGATTAGACGGCAACACCGGTGTTGATGCAGTATTAACTGCTAATTTAGGTTATGGGTATATTAATAAAATCACATTATTAAATCCTGGCGCTGGCGGGTATGCATTTGCTCCTAATGTTACACTTAATAGAAATAATACTTTAGGTGGAACTGACGCAACGGCAAATACGCGGTTAGAGGCAGAAATTATTGATGTGGCAATTACAAATGCCGGATATGGATATACTGTTGCAAATGTATTGGTTGTTCCTGCTACGCAAGATTTGCCATATTTAACAAGTAATGCAGTTATATTAGCTCAAATAGGGTTTCAAGTTGTTGGTGCAAATATTACAAATTCGGGTAGCGGTTATGTTGCTACACCAACAGTAACAATCACTGAAAATACAGAAGTTGCAAATGCTACGGTGACGGTAGATTATGTTTCTCCTTTAATTGAAAACAAAGATACATATATTTCTGCTTATAGCGCAGGTGGTTTAAATTACGGTATGTTTGCTGCTAGATATCCTGGTGCAATGGGGAACAGTATAAAAGTTTCTTTAGCTGACTCTAGTACATACTCAGGATGGGCATATGCATCAGCGTTTGATTCTGCGCCAGGCACATCTGCGTTGGTTGCTGCAAAAGGTGGATCTAATGATGAAATACATGTAATTGTTATTGATGTCAGAGGAACATTTACCGGTACTCCTAATTCAGTATTAGAAAAATATTCGTTCTTATCTAAAGCATCAGATGCAAAGACATCGGATCAAGCATCAAATTACTATAAAGATGTAATTAATGATAGATCAACATATGTTTGGGTATTAGATCATCCTAGTACAACTTTAGGTGGAACCAATTGGGGCCAAGTTGCTCAAGATACGACCTTCGGATCATTAACAGCAAATGTCACAAATACATTAACACAGGGTGTATCTGGAGATACTGTTAGCATTGCAAATATTTTAACGGGTTATGCAATTTTCTCGAACGATGAGGCGTACGACGTTGGATTGATTCCGATGGGACCAACAACATCTTATACCGCAGTAAATTCGGTTATCGCAATTGCAGAAAGCAGAAGAGATTGCGTAGTATTTGCATCTCCTCCATATTCAGATGTGGTAAATACAACAGGACAGGCATCAAGAATAACTACATATAGAGACAATTTAACATCCTCATCTTTTGCGGTGTTAGATTCGGGATGGAAATATCAATATGATCGTTACAATGATAAATATAGATATGTTCCGTTGAATGGCGATATTGCAGGATTATCTGCTAGAACAGATTATATTGCTGATCCTTGGTTCTCTCCTGCAGGATATAACAGAGGTGTAATTAAGAATGTTGTTAAATTAGCCTGGTCTCCATCTAAAGCAGATAGAGATACATTATATAAAAAGGGCGTAAATCCTGTAGTAACATTCCCAGGACAAGGTACATTGTTATTCGGTGATAAAACATTGTTAGCAAGACCAAGTGCGTTTGATCGTATTAATGTACGTAGATTGTTTATTGTTCTTGAAAAAGCAATTGCAACGGCATCAAAATTTCAGTTGTTTGAATTTAATGACGCATTTACGCGAGCACAATTTAGAAATCTTGTAGAGCCATTCTTAAGAGATGTCCAAGGACGTAGAGGCGTTACAGACTTCAGAGTTGTTTGTGATGAAACAAACAATACTGGAGAAGTTATAGATCGCAATGAATTTGTTGCTGATATATACATTAAACCTGCTCGAGCAATCAATTTTATTCAATTGAATTTTATTGCAACAAGAACAGGCGTATCCTTCGAAGAAGTCGGCGCATAATAGGAGTAAGAAGAAATGGCAATACCATTTAATGTAGATAGATTTAAAGCTGAACTAACGAACGGGGGCGCACGACCGAACCAGTTTGCAGTTCAATTAACATTTCCTAACTATGTTGCAAGTCGTGCGCTCGCAGTAACTAAAGCTCCATTTTTAATTACTGCGGCAGAATTGCCTGGTCAAACATTAGGTGTCACTCCGGTTTATTATCGGGGCAGACTAATAACAATGGCCGGTGATAGAACATTTGCACCGTTCAGTTGTACTATACTTAATGATTCGGGGTTTACACTTCGGACTGCTATAGAACAATGGATGAATGGCATGGAAAATTTAAGAACAAAAACCGGAGCGTTAACTCCTGCGCAATATCAAACAGATATGTTTATATCGCAGTTAGATCGTAACGGTGCTATTCTTAAACAATATAAAATGTTGGGTGTATTCCCAACCGATATTAGTGCAGTTGGTTTGGACTTTGGTACAAATGACCAAATATCCTCATTCCAAGTTGCATTCCAATATCAGACATTTGAAGTTAGCAGTACGCCAGCTTCACAGTTGGTAGATTCGTTGAATATATTTGGTTCAGTCGCAGGTTAATATTATATAAAGTGATTTAATTATGGCAATTAAGCTATTTGGTTTCACTATCGCTCGAGAAGAAGAGAAGATAGATAAAAGAAATCAAGAATTCATGACACCGGTATCTGATGATGGTGCCACTACTATACAATCCAGCGGCATTCAAGCTGGGGGGTATTTTGGCACCTATTTAGATATGGATGCTACGGCAAAATCTGAGTCGGATTTAATTACACGATACAGAGAAGCCGCAGCATATTCGGATTGTTCTACAGCAGTAGATGAAATTGTAACCGAAGCAATCGCATCCGTGGATGACGATGTTGTAGTAAAAATCAATTTGGACAAGTTAGATATTCCGGATGATATAAAAGATACAATTGAAAATGAATTTAATAAAATACTTGAGCTATTAGAATTTAATAATAAGGCTCATGATATTTTTAGGCGTTGGTATATTGATGGTAGATTATACTATCAAAAAATTATTGATATGAAAAATCCTAAACGAGGGATTGTAGAATTGATGCAAATCGATCCTAGAAAAATTCGTAAAGTAAAAGAAATTAAGAAGGAAAAGGATGTAAATTCCGGTATAGATATAGTTAAAGATATAAAAGAATTCTTTATCTATAACGAAAAGGGAATAAATTATAATCCGAATTATTCATTCTCTACTACTGCAAATCAAGGCATTCGAATTTCACCTGACGCAGTGGCATTTGTTCCTTCTGGGATGATGGATTTAGAAAAGAATGTTGTACTTGGTTATTTACATAAATCGATCAAGGCAGTAAATCAACTAAAAATGATGGAAGATGCTCTGGTAATTTACAGATTAGCAAGAGCACCTGAACGTAGAATATTTTACATTGATGTAGGCAATTTACCTAAAATTAAAGCTGAGCAATATTTAAAAGATATTATGGCTCGCTACAGAAATAAAATTGTATATGATTCTAGCACAGGTGAAATTCGAGATGATAGGAAATTTATGTCATTGCTTGAAGATTTTTGGTTACCTCGCAGAGAAGGTGGCAGAGGAACCGAAATTACTACATTACCTGGCGGGGAAAATTTAGGACAGATTGAAGATATTAATTACTTTCAAACTAAATTATATCAAGCATTAAATGTTCCTTTATCTAGAATGCAGGCACAATCTGGTATATCTTTTGGTAGAGCAACAGAAATTACTAGAGATGAATTAAAATTTGCAAAATTTGTAGGTAGACTTCGTAAAAAGTTTAATATTTTATTTAATGATATTTTAAAAACACAATTGCTATTAAAGGGTGTGTTGACAGATAAAGATTGGGAAAGTATTAAAGAAAAGATTCAATATAAGTATGCGCAAGATCAATACTTTGATGAAATGAAGAGTGCTGAGAATTATAGAAATCAAATTGATTTATTAAATATGATAACCCCGTATGTTGGTACATATTTTAGTCAACGATTTGTAATGAAAGATGTACTACGTATGTCAGATAAAGAAATACAAATTATGAAAACTGAGATTGAGCAAGAGCCCGCTCCTCAGCCAATAAATACAGAACAACCCGGAAATCCGCAGCAATAGGAGTCATTATGGAAAAAGACACAATTAGAAGTATGGTAAGTAATATTATCGCTAACCGCGAAACCGATGCTATGCGAGACTTTGATGCGGCTATCGCAGATAAGCTAACAGATGCACTTGACCATAAAAAACAAGAAGTTGCATCTGGTTTAGGTGAATCAGATGACAATGCACCAGGAGTTGCAAGCGGAAGAGGCCCAGCCGGCGGTTCCGGGTTAACCAAAAAAATACTAGACGTAGCTGCAGCAATTGGCGACGTGTTTACCGGTGAAGCTGGTAAAAAAATGGCAGAGCCAACTCCTACTCCGCCTGCTACTCCTAAGAAACCAAAATAAACTAAGATGAAAAAATTTAATTCAATTCGAGAAGAGTCTCTTTTAGAAAAATTAAAATCTTCGGATCCTACTGGCAAGTGGATACATGATTTTGTAAAAAGTGACAATCCTAAATTTGCAGGTAAAAGCAAACAGGAAAGAATCCGCATGGCTTTAGGTGCATCATATGCTGCTAAGCGCAATGAAGAAGTTGAAGTTGAAATTGATGAGCAAATGGTACCACCTAAAGGGTTTCGTAAACCTGGTGATGACCGAGGCACAGAAATGGGCGGCGGCGGAGCCGGAGTCGGCAGCACTACAACTAGTAATGTCGGCAAAACAGTTCCAATTGGAGGTGTTTATCGTAGATATGCAGAACCTGCAGCTGAGCCAGTTAAAACAGAACCTGCTAAACCTGATCTTAAAACTAGATATGATGCGGAGATGGAAAAGGTTCGTGCTGGGAATACTAGTACAAAGAAACAAGATTATCCCACATTGACCGACGTAATTCCCGAACCTTCGAAAACTAGTAAACCCGATCGTGCAGGTAGAAAAGAACCTACAATGGGAGAACCGGTTTCTCCCCCAGATCGTATGGGCAGAAGAGAACCTACAATGGGTGAGCCTTCAACAAAACTTACAAAACGAGAAATTGCGTCTCGTCTAAGAGAACCAAGTGGACCAATTGGCGAGGAATTAGACGCACCTAAAACACAAGCATCACAATTAAAAGATATGTTATCTAATCCACAACATATTAGTAATCCTGAGCATAAGTCGCAATTAGAAAAACGATACAAAATTGCAAAAGATAGAGAAGATTTAGATCAGGGGCAGGCTGTAGATAAAACAGGTAAAGCAATGGCGGTATTACCACCTGCAGATTTTGCTAAAAAGAATCCGAATTTTAATAAAGAACATTCGGAAGAATATGATACTAGTATAACGGCATTAGATGAGATTGCTAAAAAAATAAAAATCAAAATTAATTATCCTACGCAAACTAAAGCAGAAATTGCGCAGGCTAAATATAGAAAACAAAGCGGTTTACCTGATCCTAGCTATTATAAAAAGTATGCTGCCCAGAAACAAGCAGAAATTGATGCTATGAAAAATGAAGCTGCTAAGCCCGGCCTTTATGCAAATATACAGGCTAAACGTAAACGTATTGCTGCGGGCAGTAATGAAAAAATGCGCAAACCCGGTACTGAAGGTGCGCCAACCGCTCAAGCGTTTAAAGATGCTGCAAAAACAGCTAAGAAATAAGAGGCAATAATGGCAGTCACAAAAACAGTACTTAAGAAAGTTAGACAACAAGCTTCGGTAAAACTTATTGGAGATGGTCAAGCAAATATAACAACTTTTGATCTTAAGTTGGCGGATGAAACTTTAGACAATGGCAATGTGGCCATGAATATTACCGGTATGGTGTGGTCTACTCCCGGGGTAACACCAATCGTAATTACGCGAAATGGGAATGTTACGCAATATTTGTCTGGTAATGATAATTGGACATTGACGCAAATGTTTGGTATTTCTGATACAGTTGCAAATTCTGCAAATATTTCTATCGCAATGCCGGCAAATTCTTTATTGTATTTGTCAATTACAAAAGCTAGCGGATTTATTGAACCAAATCAACAAATAGTACCTAGGTAAATAGATATGAGACTAATTAAAGAAGTTGCTCAAGATTTAAAGTACCTCACCGAAGAAAAACAAGGTGGCGGCAAAACCATTTATATCGAAGGCGTATTTGCTCAAGCAAATAGAAAAAATAAAAATAATAGAACTTATGGCAAACCTATTATGGAGCGCGAAGTTCAAAAATATAAAGAGCTAATTGAACAAAAAAGATCTTTGGGCGAATTAGGTCATCCGGATAACCCATCGATTAATTTGCACCAAGTTTCTCATTTAATTACAAAATTAGAAATGAATGGTAGCGATGTGTATGGTAAAGCAAAAATACTAGAAACTCCAATGGGTATTATTGCAAGAAATTTAATTGAAAACGAAGTTCAATTAGGTGTATCAACTAGAGGTCTTGGATCTCTAAAAATGAATTCTGAAGGCGTCAATGAAGTGCAGGATGATTTTCATCTTGCGACAGTAGACATTGTAGCTGATCCATCTGCCCCAGATGCCTTTGTTCAAGGTATTATGGAATCTGCGGAATGGATATTAGAAAGCGGTATCTGGAAAGCTGTGCATATAGAAAATGCACAAAAGGAAATAAGAAAAACTTCTGGTAAAAATCTGGAAGAAACCAAATTAAGAATTTTCGAACAATTCTTATCCCGAGTGTCTAGATAACTAGAATTATAAATAATGCTTGAGTATATTCATACAATTAGGAGACTCTAATGTCAGTAGAAAGCAAAATTAAGGAATTGTTGGAGAATGTAAAGGTCAAAGCTTCTTTAGATGAAGCTGCCGGAAGTTCGTCCAATGTAACAAAGGATTCCTCGATCAAACCTGCCAATGGAGGAGATTCATCTTCTCCTAAACAAGGTAGTTCAGAAGAAGCATCCCATGAAGATCGCGGAGAAAATGAAGCAAATCAAGGCGCCATTACTGCAAAAGGTATTTCTAAAAATACTATTGCGATGAAAGGTTCAGTTGGAGTAGCCCCTAACTTTACTACGGTTCAAGGTACACCGAACCTAGGTGCTAGTTGGCCAGCCATTCCTATGAATACCGGTATTCGTGAGGAAGAAGAAGTTGTTTCTGAGGCAGATACGGATAGCACAATAAATGACCGATATAAGGACATTCAGACATCCGTAGACGACAAAGGCCGCTTAGTCTACAAGAAAGATAAAAACGTAGAAGTTAAATCTTCGGTTGACGATCAAGGTCGTTTACAATTTAAAGATACCGCTAGAGGCAATGAAACATCTACAGATAAAGCAGGTAAAATTGTCTTTAGGCGTGCGGAAGGGGTTGAGACAGGGGACGACGAAAATATGGACGAATTGTCAGAAGCAGATCAAGAATTAAATATTGATATGGCATCTATTTTCGGCGAAGACTTATCCGAAGAATTTAGAGAAAAAGCAACATCCATTTTTGAAGCAGCAGTCATTGCTAAAGTCAACGATGAAATGGAAAGAGTTTGCGAAGCATTAGAAGAAAAATATTCTGCAGAGTTTGAAGAATATACAGAAAGCATTGTTGAAAAGGTCGATGCTTATCTAAACTATGTAGTTGAAAACTATATGGAAGAAAACAAACTAGCAATCGATAATGGGTTGCGTACTGAAATAGCCGAAGATTTTATGTCGGGACTTAAGGCGCTCTTCAAAGAACATTATATTGAAGTGCCTGAGGAAAAATATGATGTAATAGGTGAATTACAAAGTAAGGTAACAGATTTAGAAGAAAGTCTAGATCGTCAACTAGAACAAAATGTTGGTTTACATACTGAAGTGTCGTCTTTAAAGAAACATTTAATTATCAGTGAAATGACTGATGATTTAGCTGACACCCAAGTTAATAAATTAACGAAACTTTTAGACGGTGTAAATTTTGAGAATGAAGAAATTTACAGAGAAAAGGTTGCGGTAATTAAGGAAAATTATTTCCCAGTAACATCTGGAAAAGAGTCTTTCACAATTTCCCAAACACAACCCCTTGTAGAAGAAACTAGTATTGAAGAAAGCTTCGCTTCTAATGATGTCGTATCTTCGTATGCTAAAGCCTTATCAAGAACAATTAAACGAGTATAACTTATAAATTACATAAGTTGTAAATAAAGGAGAATTACATGTTTTTATCCGAGAATTATCAACAAAAGTGGGGCGCAATTTTAGATCATCCTGATCTACCCCAAATTAAAGATTCGTATAAGCGTGCTGTTACTGCAGTATTATTAGAGAATCAAGAAAAATCTTTACGTGAAGAGCGTCAAGCGCTTTTCGAAACACCTTCGAATAACATCAGCGCAACTGATGGTATTCAAAAGTATGACCCAATTCTAATTGGCCTAGTCCGTCGCGCAATGCCTAATCTAATGGCTTATGACATTTGCGGTGTACAACCAATGACAGGTCCTACTGGCCTAATCTTCGCAATGCGTTCGATGTATGGTTCGGAGCGTAATAACACTACGACCCGTAAAGAAGCATTATTCAATGAAGCCAATACTGGATTCTCTGGCGGCTTTACTGATGGTACAGGTAACAATCCTGTATTCGGTGCTTACAATACAGGTAATGCGATTCCAACGGGGTCGATGGAAGCTAAGAGTGATTACGCAGAAATGTCTTTCTCGATTGACAAGACAACAGTTACTGCTAAATCACGTGCATTGAAAGCAGAATACACCGTTGAATTGGCACAAGACTTAAAAGCAATTCATGGTCTTGACGCTGAAGCAGAATTATCGAACATTCTTTCGCAAGAATTTATGTTTGAGATTAATCGCGAAGTTGTTCGTACAATCTACAAAGTTGCTAAAGCAGGTTCGCCTTCAACAGCAACAGCAGGTACATTTGACTTAGATATTGATTCAAACGGACGTTGGTCTGTAGAGCGCTTTAAAGGCTTGTTATTTAATATCGAACGTGATGCTAACCACATTGCACAAGACACTCGTAGAGGAAAAGGTAACTTCATCGTTTGCTCAGCAGACGTTGCAAGTGCACTAGCTATGTCAGGCGTATTAGATTATGCTCCAGCATTAAGCACAAATCTAAATGTTGATGATACAGGCAATACATTCGCAGGCGTTTTAAACGGACGTTATAGAGTTTATATTGACCCGTATTCGTCGAATTTGGGTGCTACTAACCAGTTCTATGTAGTTGGTTACAAAGGTACAAGTCCTTACGATGCAGGTATGTTCTATTGCCCATACGTTCCGTTACAAATGGTTCGTGCAATTGATCCTAACAGCTTCCAGCCAAAAATCGGCTTTAAGACACGTTATGGCCTAATTGCTAACCCATATGTAACTTCGTCGGATAGCTTGTCGGATTCGGATGGCGATAGCTTCACAGCAAATCGCAATCAGTATTATCGTCGTACCAAGGTTGCGAACCTAATGTAATTGAAGTAGCCGACAGTAAGATCGGAATTTAAAGGGGGAAGGAAACTTCCCCCTTTTTTAACCTTTGTATCGGCTATAAATAATAAGATGAAGAAAGGAGTACAATGGCATACACTGCAAACATAGACGTTATTCAAAATGCTATATCGGAATCACAAACAACCACATATGATTATTTACGACCAAATGCGTTTAGATTCAGTTTAAAAGATTTACCTAAAGTCTCATTTACTTGCCAATCAGCAAATCTTCCAGATTTACAATTAGGATATGCTATTCAAAGTACTCCTTTTGTGGATTTGCCGACGGTCGGAGATAAAATAAACTTCGGTGAGTTTACAATCAGATTTATTGTTGCTGAAGATATGAGAAACTATCTTGAATTGTATCGTTGGATAATTGGTTTGGGATTCCCTAAAGATTATTCACAATTCAAAACATTTTCGGATAATAAAGTAAGTAGATTTCCATTTGTCACAAAGAAGGATGGAACTGAGGAAATTTTGGCATACTCGGATGGTACGTTGACTATTCTCGACTCGACAAACTCGCCTAAAGTAAATATAATATTTAAAAACCTGTTCCCTATATCATTACAGGCTTTGGATTTTGATATTACTTCTCAGACCGTAGAGTATTTTACTGCAATTGCTACATTTAAATATACTATTTTCGAAGTAGAACCTTTATAATTTTTTTAATTTGGAGTTATTATGAATACAAAAGTAAAACCTATGCCCCTGCCTTCAATTCCTAAATTGCCAAAGGCAGGCGGCAATCAAGAGGCAGCAAACAATCCCAACGAAAAAAAGCTAGAAGTAAAACTAGACGACCTTCGTAAAGAACGTATTTTCATTGCCACTCCCTGTTATGGTGGGCAATTAACCGAAGCATATTTTAGATCAACTATTCGATTACTAACTTTCTGTAATCAACATCAAATTCCTATTGCGTTTGGAACTATTGCGAATGAATCGTTGGTTACTAGAGCTAGAAATGTTTTGGTGGCATATTTCCTACAAAGCGATTTTACTCGTCTAATGTTTATTGATGCAGATATCGAATTCCAAGTTGAGGATGTTATTAAACTTATTGCCCATAATAAGGATGTTGCCGTCGGCGCATATCCTAAAAAGGGTGTTAATTGGCAGCGTATTCGTGAAAGCGTTCGGCAAAATGATACTACGTATGACGATAAACAGATTGCATCGTTTGGTAGTGATTATGCAATTAACTTTAAATTTATTAACCGCGAACAAAAACAAATTGCAATTGAAAACGGATTAATTCGTTTACATGATGGTGCAACCGGGTTTATGATGATTAAGCGAGAAGTTATTGATAAAATGATTGAGGCATATCCAGATCTAAAATATAACAATGATTTGAATACACCGCCGGAATTAAATCCTCATTTTTACGCATTCTTCGATACAATGATTGATCCAAAGGATAAACGATATCTATCTGAAGATTATACGTTTAGTCGTAGATGGCAAGACATCGGCGGTGAAATTTGGCTTGACCCGTCAATCTCTTTGAACCATTATGGTTCGTTTAATTTCCAAGGTAACCCTTCTCAAATTATTCAAGTAGGGTAATTTATGAAATTATCCGATCTTCAAGAATCCTGGGCGGAGGATTGTAAGATTGATGAATTGAATCTTGGTCGTGAATCTGCCAGAACCCCAAACCTTCACGCCAAGTATTTGAATTATCTAACATCTAGCAAACTAAATCTTCGCAAAGCGGAATCTGATTATTATAATACCAGACGATTAAAATATAGGTATTATCGAGGCGAATTAACAAGCGCCGAACTTGCCGAATATGAATGGGATCAATGGCAAGGAAATAAACCGCTAAAAAATGAAATGGATGAATTTTTGTCCTGTGATAAAGACTTAATAACTCTTGAGGATAAAGTGGAATATTTTAAAACTGTTTTATATCAGCTTGAACAAATTATTCGATCTTTAAATAGTAGAACATGGGATATAAAGAATTGTATCGAGTGGAATAAATTTACAAGTGGAATGATGTAATGGCTGCGGATATAACATTGATTAAAAAGGATGAAGTCTACATAAAAGTATTATGTGAACCTTCAATTGCCCAGGAACTTAGTGACCATTTTTGTTTCGATGTTCCTGGTGCAAAGTTTCATCCATTATATAAATCTCGTATGTGGGATGGCAAGGTTAGATTATTTTCAATGTTTACGAAAGAATTGTATACAGGGTTAAAAGATTATGTAACTGCATTTGCTAAAGAACGGGAATACACAGTACAAGATGCAATTGTTCCGAATTTTAAAGATCCAGTAACATATGAACAGGTAAAAGAATTTTGTCTTAGTTTACAATTAGCATCTAAAGGTCAACCGATTAATATTCGAGAATACCAAATAGATGCAGTATATGCAGCGATTGTTGATAGTAGACGTTTGTTACTATCACCTACAGGTTCAGGTAAATCTCTTATAATATATTGTTTATTACGATGGCATGAAAAATTTAATCGACGTCAGCTTATTCTAGTACCAACTACGTCTTTAGTAGAACAAATGTACACCGACTTTCAAGATTACTCGTCTATAAATGGGTGGAAGGCATCTGAACATTGTCATCGTATCTACGGTGGGCACGAAAAATCTAATGAATATGATGTTATAATTAGCACATGGCAATCTCTTTATAAATTACCTAAATCTTTTTTTAGTGATTTTAAAACAATATACGGGGATGAAGCTCATCAATTTAAGGCAAAATCGTTAACTACTATTCTAAATAAATGCGACAGCTCACCTTTTAGAATTGGAACTACTGGTACTTTAGATGGTCTTAAAACTCATCGATTAGTGCTTGAAGGTATATTTGGCCCAGTATTAAAGGTTACATCTACTAAGCAATTAATAACAGATAAAACTCTTGCAGATTTAAAAATATTTAATATTATACTTGAATATCCAGATGAAATAAGAAAATCATTAAAAGGGAATTCTTATCAGGAGGAAATGGATTTCCTTGTACAATATGAACCTAGAAACAGATTTATTCGTAATCTTGCTCTAAAACAAACTAACAATACGTTGGTACTTTTTCAGTACGTTGAAAAACATGGAAAAAGTCTACACGAAATGATTCAACAAAAAGAACCAAATCGAAAAGTATTTTTTGTTTATGGGGGAACAGATACAGAGCAACGTGAGCAAATACGAGGATTGACAGAAAACGAAAAGGATGCTATAATTGTAGCATCATATGGAACTTTTTCAACTGGGATAAACATTCGAAATCTGCATAATATTATTTTTGCGTCACCTTCTAAGTCTCGTATACGTAATCTACAATCAATTGGCAGAGGCCTTAGAACAAGTGATAATAAAGATAGTTGTACTCTATATGATATCGGAGATGATCTTACTTGGAAATCTAAAAAGAACTATACTTTACTACATATGATAGAACGTATTAAAATTTATAATGATGAACATTTCAATTACAAATTAATTAAGGTGTCAATCTAATGGAAGATATAACATACTATAAACTATTGAAGCTTTCATCTGGAGAGAATATTATTTGTGGGACTGAGGACAATTGTAAAAATTTTACAGAAAAAGGTATGATAAGCATATCTAATCCGGTAGTTTTAAATGTACTTAGAACTCCGAAAGGTAAAAATTTGGTAGAGACGTATATACTTATACCTTGGTTTAGTTTTGCAAATGGCAATGTATATGACATTTCTACAGATCAGATTATTACAGCTATAGATATTAAGGAATCGCTAAAATCGAATTACTTTTCATATTTAGAACAGCGAGCATTAGAAGATGAAATAGAAGATGGGTTATCAGAAGATTTTGATAATGAAGATGAGCTTCAGGAAATAGAAGAATTCCTGGAAACCTTGGGAGAAACACATGACGACGAAAATGACTACGATGGACGAGACGACACCGGTACTACAAGAAGTAGAAGAGGTACGAGAACCCTCCACTAAATCTAAAATGGATCCTGCTCATTATGTGGATAATAAAAAATTCTTAGCAGAACTACTAATATACAAAACTGCCGTAGATGCAGCGAAGGAAGCAGGCCAAGAAATCCCACAGGTTCCGGATTATATAGGTGAATGTTTTATTAAAATTGCAACTCATCTTTCATATAAATCTAATTTTATTAATTATACCTTTAGAGATGATATGATTTCAGATGGTATAGAAAATTGTTTAACTGCCGCAGGAAAATTTGATCCCACAAAATCATCTAATCCTTTCGCATATTATACTCAAATTGTTTTCTTTGCGTTTATTCGTAGAATCCAAAAAGAGAAAAAACATCAAGCAACCAAATATAAAATAATTGAAAATTTAGACTTAGATTCAATTATTCAGCAAAATGATGATAGCGAATCGGGTAGACAATTAATTGAATTTTTAAAGAAACAATTAGATACAATTGATCCAGAAAAACGGGAAACCCCATCCGAAACAAAATCTCGAAAAAAGAAGTCTGCTGAAATGGATATTCCTACTATAGACTTACTTACCTAAATACTATATACTGTATAATTAAATTGATAAAGACTTATATGAGCAAAATTAAAGTAGCAGAACTATTTTATAGTATTCAGGGAGAAGGTCGGTACATGGGTGTTCCTTCTGTTTTCTTGCGCACATTTGGTTGTAACTTTAAGTGCGCAGGGTTTGGTATGCCAAAAGGTCAAGTTAGTACAGAAGTAGATGATATTGCATATACGCATATGAATATTGAATCATTCCAAACATATCAAGAACTTCCTTTGGTAAGTACTGGGTGTGATAGTTATGCAAGTTGGGATCCTAGATTTAAGGGACTATCTCCTCTCCTTGAAGTTGACAGTATCGCAAAATCTATTGTAGACCTGTTACCCGCAAAAGGTTGGCAACAAGAGCATTTGGTAATTACTGGCGGTGAACCTTTATTGGGCTGGCAAAAATCCTACGAAGAATTATTAGAACATCCTTTGATGAAATCTTTAGATGAACTAACATTTGAAACAAACGGTACCCAATCTTTGACTGAGGAATTTACTGATTATCTATTTCAAGAATGGACGCGATTTGGTAGAGATTATGATAAATTAACTTTTTCGGTTTCCCCTAAATTATCTGTTTCGGGAGAAAAGTGGGAAGATGCAATTAAGCCAGATGTAGTTTGTGACTATCAAAAAATAGGCAATACGTATTTAAAATTTGTAGTAGCATCAGAAGAAGATGTCGTTGAAGCAGAAAAAGCAGTAGCGGAATATCGCAAAGCCGGATTTTATGGGCATATTTATTTGATGCCGGTAGGTGGTATTGAAACCGTGTATTATATGAACAATAAACGAGTTGCAGAAATGGCAATGAAGTTGGGCTGGAGATATTCCGATAGATTACAAGTTCCCTTATTTAAGAATCAATGGGGAACGTAATGGAATATAGCTATTCTGATTATGATGCTGATATATATTCTTTGTTGGCAAAAATAAAACAACGTAATAAAAAGTATGATTATGTTGTAGGTATTAAACGTGGAGGACTTATTCCTGCGGTATGTTTATCGCATGCTTTAAATATTCCATTATATAATTTAGATTGGTCTACACGAGATTGGGCGACGCAGGATATTCGTAATCAAGTATTACAACCCGAATCTAAAATTTTGCTAGTAGATGATATTTGCGACTCCGGCAAAACTCTAATAACATTGAAAGAACTATATAGTTTTTGTGATATTGATACTGCGGTGTTAGTTTATAATATAGATCAGATACACATACCAAATTATTATGCAAGAACTATTAATCGAAAATATCAAAAAGAATTTATTAATTTTTGGTGGGAAGCATATAAATAACTATGTCGCACAACGGCGACAAATTACAAAACTCATATCCGTGTAAGGAAGGATTCTAAAATGTCATACAACAAAACTAAAACAGATTCAGAATTAGGTCAACAAGTACATGCCTACCTAGTTAAAATGGGAGTTGAAACTCCTACTATTTCTAGACTAATTGATCGTAAAGAAAAAATTGAGATTATTGAAAAGAATTTCATTAATATTATGGACACACTTGGATTGGACTTATCAGATGATAGTCTAATGGAAACCCCTAAACGGGTCGCAAAAATGTATGTCAACGAAATATTTTGGGGATTAGATTATGATGCATTTCCAAAATGTACTACGGTTGAAAATAAAATGCGTTATAACGAAATGGTTGTTGAGCGTAATGTAAATGTTCAAAGTAATTGCGAGCATCACTTTGTAGTTATTGATGGGTTGGCGACTATCGCATATGTTCCTAAAAATCATGTTCTTGGTTTAAGTAAAATTAATCGTATCGTAGAATATTTTAGTAAGCGCCCTCAAATACAGGAACGGTTAACAGAACAAATTTTTCATGCATTATGTTTTATTCTAAATACTGACGATGTTGCTGTATTAATTGATGCTCAGCATTACTGTGTTAAATCTAGAGGTGTTGAAGATACGGGCAGTTCTACTGTTACCGTACGCCTCGGAGGAGGATTTAAGACCGACCCCGCAGTAAGAAATGAATTTTTAAGTATTGCGAGAATGGGCAAAAAATGACTGTTCATGTTATGATTGATCTAGAAACAATGTCTACAAGATCACATGCGGCGATTTGTTCAATAGGTGCAGTAAAGTTTAAAGGTAAAGAGATTCTTGATACCTTTTACTGCACCATTGATTTAAAAACGTGTAAAGATGTTGGTCTACATATATCGAAGGATACTGTAGAATGGTGGTCTAAACAAAATAAAGAAGCACTAAAAGCTTTAACTAAAAATACTATTCCGTTGGACGAAGCATTAACCAATTTTGAGGGTTGGTTCGGTCCTAAGAGTTTACCTATATGGGGCAACGGTGCAGTATTTGATAATACAATTCTTACTAACGCATATTTGTATTCCGATAGAGAACCACCTTGGAAATGTTGGGATGATAGATGTTATAGAACAGTTAAGAATTTATTTAACTGGATTCCTGCAGATGAAAGGGTCGGCGTTCATCATAATGCTTTAGATGATGCGTTATATCAAACAAACCATTTAATTAAAATTTTAGGCGATTCGTAATACAATATTAAATTGAGTTGAATAATTAACTATGAATACGTATAAAAAAAGAATAGCATTTTGTCTTAGTGATCAACATACTATTCCTCACGGCGGATTAGGTCAATTCGCAAAATCCTTTATTGAAACTTTTACTCCTCTCGGATATAAGGTAGATATTATATTAGATAGACCAGCATCTAATACAGGGTTCAAAACATACTTAGAAGAACAAGGCGCAAGATTTATTTGCGCCGAACCTATTAGCTATACAAACCATACAAAAACATTTATGTTTGAGGATTCCTTTAACTTTGAAAAGATGGTAAATTTCAGGGAATCCATGATGAAAGCACTTAATGAAAATTTGTATGACATTATTATATGTAATACATTAGAATCATTCCCCGCAATTTATTCATTGAATCTACAAAAAAGTATACAAATAATTTATTATACCCATAATGAAAGTATGGTATTTTTAGATGATCGTGAATGGAAAAATGAATTTACGGAATCATTTAATGAAACATTTAACGCATTAATGGGCGTTAAAGGTATTACGATTGGTACTCAGACTTTGCGAAATTTATCTGAATTACATAAGTCTAAAATACCAAATGCGAAATATTTGCCAATACTTATGACTGAGAAAACATTACTACAAAAGCACATTAAGCCTAGAGAAGGTGTATTGTGGATCGGTCGATGGGAACCTAGGAAAAATCCAGAAGCATTTATTGAGATGATTCAACAAACAGGATTGCCTGCAAAAGTAATTACAAATGCAACAGGCGCAAAGAAGTTTGAAACTGCATTGCAAGCTATTAATGCTAAATATGAAATAAGATCAGGAATATATGGACAAGAAAAGGTAGACTTTTTAACGTCTGCGAGAGTAGCATACAATCCTGCGATACGAGAAAGTTTTGGATTAGCATTTTATGAAACAATAGGGCACATGCCGACCGTTGCAATTGAGGGAATGTCCTGGTTAGGAAATTTTCCTAATACTAACTATTTTGCAGTACAGAAAAAAGTAGTACCTAAGGTAATCGTTGACCTATATGCAAAGTTTAAGAATTCTGAACTTTGGTATCAACAAGGAGTTCTAGAATCAATACGAACTTTAGATAGAAATGGTATAGAAGAATGGGAACGGTGTTTTAATTCTTTTGAATATATTAAATCAATTTCTGAAAGAGCTAAAATTAATGAAGTCGATGTATCTACGTATAAAGATTTTATAACTTCTCTAAATAGGAAAGCTTTGTCTATTGACGATGTTCGTTCTGTATTGACAAACAAGCATAAATTTAATATAATATACACAGATACACAAACCTATATATCTAAAGACAAAAACTTCGTTCCAAAAGAAGAATCTGATAATTCACTAGAAAGTTTATTCGTATGAGCCGACAATTAGAATATGTTATATCTGGACCAGCATACCTTCGGTTGGGGTCTGAGCAATGCGATGATCCTGAAACATTGCAAATGATTAATGATTTGATTCTTAAAACGGTTCATAATAAAAATAATCATCAATTTTCTCTTTTGTATAATGGATTTACAGAAAAGAACTTTGGTAAGAAATTGCAAAAATATAGACCAGCAGTTAAAAATATTCATGCGGACTCTGGTGGTTTGCAGATTGTTACTCGTGGATTGCAGAATACTCCTGAGACAAGAAACAAAGTATATGAAAATCAGGCAGCATGGGCAGATATTGGAATGGCATTTGATGAGATTCCGGTAAAATCTACTTCTGCAAGTGGCGTATCCTCAAAAATTGATACTAAACGTAGATATGTTGATATGGAAAATTTTGAGACATATGCAAGACAGACAGGTAAGAATGTTAAAGATCAAATTTTAAAATTTGATTCTGTTAAAAGTGATTGTCGTCCTTTTGTTATTATTCAGGGGTCAGGGCAAGATACGTATCAGCAGTGGACTGAATATATGTTAGATGAAATTCCTAAAGAATTGCATCATCGTATTGGCGGTGTCGCTATGGGATCGGCTGCATTGGGTATGGGACCACTCGAAGATGTAAAGCGAGCATTTTATGTAAATGCTGTACCTTTTGAAAAACCGTTTCATCTACACGTACTAGGGGTAGGTGCATTAAAACGCATATTGCCGTATTTACTTTTTAGCCAAACTGGTCTTTATAAAGATATTGATATATCATATGATTCTACAACACATTCTATGTCATTGGATAACGGATTATTTTACTTCTCACATTGTAAAAAAGGTACACCTGGAGACTATGGTGGATCATCTGTAAAAATGGGTAGACCATATTCTAATATCTATCGGACTGTTACTAACGAAATTAATTCAGTATGTGGTACAGATTACTCCCCTGAAGAATATCATAAATTGATGAATATTTCAGTCGGTGAATATTTAGAAAAGGGTGGTAAATTTATAGATATTATGCGTGCTCGACTTTCCTTTATTTTAACAAATGTGCATAATTTTACTATGGATGTCTCAAACTTAATGAATTCTAAAGATGAATTTTTACGTTTCTGTAGAGATAAGAATTGTGAAAATGAATATAGTACATTATTCGATGTCAAAACATCTGAGGATTTTATCTATTGGGAAAAACACGTAGGAAAATTTATGGATTCATCTCCGGTAAATATTATTGCACCATCATCTCTTGAGGACTTATTTGCATGAATTTTGCTAGCTCAATTATTAATACATCTGACATAATTATGAAACAAACAAGTTATATTTGGGTAACATTCCAAAAAGAGGGTATCCACAAATATCCTGCTGCGGCAACGGATCCTAAATTAGCAACAGGCGATTGGCTCGATGTTAGTTTCTTAAGTACACCACATCGGCATATATTTCATTTCAGAGTTGAGATGCAGGTATTCCATGATGATCGAGATGTAGAATTTATACAAGCAAAACGAATAATGGAACGATGGTATTCTGATGGCACATTGCAGTTAGATTATAAATCTTGCGAAATGATGGCTAGAGAGCTATATGGTCGCCTAAATACTAT